TGCTCGTGCATGATGAGAGTGGTAAATGGATTAGGCCAAATAACATACTTAACAACTGGCGTGTAACAAAAACATGTCTTAGGTTGGGTAGTAAAATTATTGGTAAGTGTTTAATGGGTTCTACATCGAATGCTTTAGATAAGGGTGGTGAAAACTTCAAGAGATTGTACTATGACTCTGATCCGAGCAACAGAAACGCCAACGGTCAAACCAAAAGCGGTATGTATTCACTTTTCATCCCTATGGAATGGAACATGGAAGGTTTTATAGATAGATATGGTATGCCAGTGCTTGAGACGCCTTCTAAGGCTGTTTTAGGCGTTGATGGTGAGATGATATCAAAAGGAGCTATAAACTACTGGGAGGACGAGGTTAAGTCGCTTAAAAACGATCCTGATGCATTGAACGAATACTACAGACAGTTTTCAAGGACTGAGTCTCATGCATTTAGAGATGAAAGTAAGAGTTCTATATTTAATCTAACAAAGATATACCAGCAGATAGATTATAACGATAATCTAATACGTGATAGAGTATTAACTCGTGGATCTTTTCACTGGAAGGATGGTAAGATTGATACTGAGGTTATTTGGACACCTAACGATAGAGGTAGGTTCTTAGTATCGTGGATACCAAATAGTAAGTTGCAGAATAATATGCAAATAGCTAATGGTAATAAGATACCAGGGAATGCTCACATAGGTTCATTTGGATGCGACTCGTATGATATATCTGGAACAGTTGGTGGTGGCGGATCTAATGGTGCTCTACACGGACTAACAAAGTTTCATATGGATGATGCTCCTGTTAATGAATTTTTCTTGGAGTATGTGGCTAGACCACAGACTGCTGAACTATTCTTTGAGGATGTTTTAATGGCCTGTGTGTTTTATGGTATGCCGATACTGGCAGAGAATAACAAGCCTAGATTATTGTATCATTTTAAGAACAGAGGGTATAGAAAATACTCATTAAATAGACCAGATAAACCTACAAGGGGGCTTTCTAAGACAGAGAAAGAGCTAGGTGGTATACCAAACTCATCAGAGGCTGTAAAACAGGCACACGCATCAGCTATAGAGACGTACATAGAGAAGTACGTAGGACTTGATACGGACGGTACGTATAGGTCTACAGATGAGATGGGTTCTATGTATTTTAGTAGGACCTTACAAGACTGGGCACGGTTTGATATAAACAATAGAACGAAGTTTGATGCATCGATAAGCTCTGGACTAGCTATAATGGCTAACCAGCAGCATCTCTACCAAAAGGTTAAAAAAGAGTCGAAAATAAGCATTAACTTTGCAAGATATAACAATAAGGGAAGTATTAGTCAAATAATTAGATGAAAGAGATAAACATTTCTATAGATCCATCATCTTTTCCAAGTCAATACGTACCTGACGCAAAAAAGAGCACAAAAGAGTTTGGGCTTCAGATTGGTCAGGCTATACAGTATGAATGGTTTAAAAAAGATAACGGTGGTTCTAAGTTTTACAATCAGTGGGACGCCTTCCATAAACTAAGACTGTACGCTAGAGCGGAGCAGTCTGTAGGAAAGTACAAGAACGAACTAGCCGTTGATGGCGATCTGTCGTACATGAACCTTGACTGGACACCAGTTCCAATCATACCTAAATTCATAGATATAGTTGTTAATGGTATGGCCGATAGACTTTTTGAGGTTAAGGCATACGCACAGGATGCGATGTCTGCTGAAAAGAGAAACCAGTATCAGGACACTATAGAGGAGGACATGGTATCAAAGGATTTGCTTACTCAGGTAAAGAATGACTTTGGTATAGATGCATTCAACACTGATCCTGAAAACTTGCCAGCCAATGATGATGAATTACAGTTGCATATGCAGCTTAATTACAAGTCATCTATAGAGCTTGCAGAAGAGGCTGTTATAAATACTGTTCTATCTGAGAACAAGTATGATGACACAAGAAAAAGAATTATATACGATATTACAACATTAGGTATAGGTTGTGCTAAGCATGAGTATTTACCTGGAACGGGTATTGTAACAAAATACGTAGACCCTGCCAACATTGTATACAGCTACACTGAAGATCCAAACTTCAACGACTGTTTCTATTGGGGAGAGGTTAAGACTACACATATAAGTGAGTTATTAAAGATTGATCCTACACTAACAAGTGATGATCTAGAAAAAGTTGCTAAGTCAAGTTCTGACTGGCATAACTATTTTCACTCTACACAGTTCTATGAGAATTCACTATTTAATAACGACACAGTAACATTACTACATTTCAATTACAAGACTACTAAAAAGTTTGTGTATAAGAAAAAGGGTGAGAAGGTTATAGAAAAAGAAGACACATTCAATCCACCAGTAGAGATGATGGAGGAGAGAGAATTTGAAAAGATAGAGAAGACCATTGACGTTTGGTATGAGGGCGTTATGGTTATGGGTACTAACATTATACTAAAGTGGCAATTGTCTGAGAATATGGTTAGACCAAAGTCTGCGTCTCAGAATGCTATCTCTAACTATGTTGCATGTGCACCTAGAATGTATAAAGGTAATATTGAATCATTACTTAGAAGAATGGTTCCCTTTGCAGACCTCATTCAAATGACACACTTGAAGTTACAGCAGGTAATACAGAAAGTTGTTCCAGATGGTGTGTTCATAGATGCTGATGGTCTAAACGAAGTAGACCTTGGTAATGGAGCTACATACAACCCAGAGGACGCTTTAAGATTATACTTCCAGACAGGTTCTGTTGTAGGACGTAGCTATACTCAAGATGGTGAGTTCAATAACGCAAGAGTTCCTATTCAGGAGCTTGCTAAGAATAGCGGTCAAGGAAAGATAAGTTCTTTAGTTGGTAGTTATAATCACTACCTACAAATGCTTAGAGATGTAACTGGATTAAATGAGGCAAGAGATGGTTCTATGCCTGATCCAGACTCATTAGTTGGTCTACAAAAATTAGCAGCACTTAACAGTAACACTGCTACAAGACACATTCTTGACGCTAGTTTAGATATTACAAGGGATCTTGCTACAGCTTTGACGTGTAGAATATCTGATGCATTAGAGTATCATCCACACAAGGAAGAGTTTGTTATGCAGATAGGTAAGTATAATGTAAACTTACTTAAGGAAATAAGTGACCTACACATCTATGACTTTGGTATATTTATAGAGATGGCTCCAGATGACGAGCAAAAACAAATGCTTGAGCAGAATATTCAGATGGCGCTATCAAAAGGATCTATCGATCTTGATGACGCTATAGATATCAGAGAGGTCAAGAATGTGAAGCTTGCAAACCAACTTCTTAAGGTTAAGAGAAAACGCAAGGAGAAGGAGAGGCAACAATTTGAGATGCAGAAGATTCAACAGCAGCAGCAAGCACAGATGCAGTCACAGCAGATGGCGGCACAGGTTGCAGCTCAGAAACTTCAAATGGAGACTCAGTCTGAAATGCAGATCGCACAAGCGAAAGCTGGATTCGATATTGAAAGAATGCGTGGTGAGGCGGCTATTAAGTCTGAGCTAATGCAGTTAGAGTTCCAGTTGAATATGCAGTTAAAAGGTGTAGAGGCTGAGGCGTTAAAGTCTAGAGAAGACTTGAAAGAAAAAGCAAAGGGTGATAGAATCAGCAAACAAAATACACAACAATCTAAGTTGATAGAGCAGCGTAAGAAGGATCTTCCTCCTATTAACTTTGAGTCTAACGAAGACACGTTGGATGGCTTTGATCTTGCTGAGTTTGAGCCTAGATAATTATATGATAATAATGCGTAATTTTGCGCAGTAAATTTAATTTAATATGGAAATAAAAGTAAAAGCGGTCCCAGGACCAGGAGAGAAGTCTGTACAAGAGGTTGAAAACGAACTACTTGAGCAGCACGAAGAGAAACAAGTTGCTGAAGAGCAGCCTGTAGAAACCAATACTGAAACTGTTGAAGAGCAGGCAGTATTACAAGAATTAACCGAGGAAGAGGTTGAGAAGCCTACATTCGGTGAAGATGACGTTCTTTCATTTATTAAAGAGAGATATAACAAAGAGATAAACTCTGTCGATGATTTATTTGCTCAACGTGAAGCTAATGATGAATTACCAGAGGATGTATCTGCCTTCTTGAAGTATAAGAAGGAAACAGGTCGAGGCATCGATGATTTTATGAAGCTACAAGCTGATTATGACAAGATGAACGCAGACCAAGTATTGCGAGAATACTACGCCTCTACAGAGGGAGATTTGGACTCAGAAGATATTCAGTATCTAATGGATCAAAAGTTTTCTTATGATGAGGAGTTAGATGATGACTCTGATGTTAAGGCAAAAAAAATCGCAAAGAAAAGAGAACTTGCAAAAGCAAAGAAGTACTTCAATGAGTTAAAGGAGACGTATAAGGTACCTGTCGAGTCGGCTAGTGCACCTGTCAACGAAGATGAAATGGAGTCTTACAATGCTTACAAGGAATATATATCACAAGCACAATCTGTACAAGAGGAGAATGCTAAGAAGTCTGAGTACTTCCAGAAGAAGACTGATGAAATTTTCAGTGACGAATTCAAAGGTTTTGGGTTCAAGGTCGGTGATCAAGAGATTCTGTTTAGCCCTGGTGAGGCGAAGGAAATCAAGGCACTTCAATCTGACATTAACAACTTTATATCTAAGTATTTAGATGAGAATGGTATGGTTAAGGATGCAGGAGGGTATCATAAGGCATTAGCTGCTGCAATGAACCCTGAAAAGTTGGCCGCTTTCTTTTATGAGAAAGGTAAGGCTGATGCAGTTGTGAGTGGCTCAAGACAGTCTAAAAATGTAAACATGGATTTAAAGAGTACACCACAAAACCTTACTAACGATTCAGGTTTTAAAATCAGAGCAATAAATACAGATAGTGGGCGTGGATTAAAGATTAGATCAAAAAAATAAAAAACTTTTAAAAACAAAAAATCATGGCATTAGCTGTAAACGCAACTCCTGGATTTAGCCTTACTCCGAGCCCGTCTCAAGTAGCTCTACCAGGATCTTACATTTCAGATTTTGACTTCTTAAGTCAATATCTACCTGACACGCACGAAGCTGAATTCGAGCGTTATGGAAACCGATCTATCTCTTCTTTCTTACGTTTAGTAGGAGCTGAGATGCCTTCTAACTCTGACCTTATCAAATGGACTGAGCAAGGAAGATTACACATTAAATATACAAACGTAACATCTGCTGGATCTTCCACTGATGACACTGCTGTATTCACTGTAGCTGACACTGGAGTATCTGCTGTCGCTATTAGAAAAGGTCAGACAGTTATGATCTCTGACAACACCGCTAATTCTACATTGAACAACAAAGGTATCGTTACTGCTGTAAGCGGTCTTGACTTTACTGTTGCTTTTTATGAAGGTGGTGGACAAGCTAACTACGCTGGTAGCGTAACTGTATTCGTATATGGTTCTGAATTCAAAAAAGGATCTAACGGTATGGAAGGTGCTATCGAAGCTGAAAGCGAAATCTTTGAAAACACTCCAATCATCCTAAAAGACAAGTATTCTGTATCTGGATCAGATATGGCACAAATCGGATGGGTTGAAGTAACAACTGAGAACGGTGCAACTGGATACCTATGGTACTTGAAGTCTGAGCACGAAACTAGATTACGTTTTGAGGATTACCTTGAAACTTCTATGGTTGAAGCTGTACCAGCTGAAGCTAACTCTGGTGCTCTCTCTGCTACTGGCGACCTAGGAAACAAAGGATCTGAAGGTCTTTTATATGTACTAGAAAACCGTGGTAACGTTGCTCAAGGTCAATTAACTTCTCTTACTGAGTGGGATGAGGTTGTTGCTCGTTTAGATAAGCAAGGTGCTATCGAGGAGAACGTAATCTTCGTTGATCGAGGAATGTCTTTCGATATCGATAACATGTTAGCTGGACAGAACAACTTTGGTTCTTCAGGATCTTCATTCGGATTGTTTGATAACGATCAGGATATGGCTTTGAACCTTGGTTTCACAGGATTCCGTAGAGGATATGACTTCTACAAGTCTGACTGGAAATACTTAAACGACGCTACTATGCGTGGTGGTATTACTGGTGGAGCTATCAATGGTGTATTAGTACCAGCTGGATCTACTTCTGTATACGATCAAGTATTAGGTAAGAACGCTAAGCGTCCTTTCTTACACGTTCGTTATAGAGCTGACCAAGCTGAGGATCGCAAAATGAAGTCTTGGATCGTTGGTTCTGCTGGCGGTGCTTCAAACAGCGACCTAGACGCTATGGAAGTTCACTTCTTGTCTGAGAGAGCTCTTTGTACTTTAGGTGCAAACAACTTCTTCTTATTCAAGTAAGATTAAACTATAAGAGGTAAGGGGGGCTTCGGCCCCCAATACCTTTTTACTATAAACTTTAAATTTAATTAAAATGAAAAAACAAAAAGTCCTTAAGGACAGAACCTATCGATTAGTAGGGGCGACCGCTCCTTTGAGTTACTCAATCAGAACAAGAAACTCATCAAGAAAACCATTACTACATTTTGACGGAGAGTCAAACAGAGCATTAAGGTATGCATCAAACCAAAAAAGCCCATTTGAGGATGAGCAGGATGGTAACGCTATTTTACAGCCCGTTGTTTTTGAAAACGGAATGCTTTATGTTGACAAGACAAATGTAATACTACAAGAATTTTTATCACTACACCCTGACAATGGAAGTATTTTTGCTGAGGTAGATACAGAGAAGGATGCTTCGGTTGAAGTTGAAAACCTAGACTACCAATTAGAGGCTCAGCTACAAGCTAGAGATCTACCTTTAGAGATGCTAGAAACCATTGGAAGAGTTGTATTAGGTATGAATATAGACAAGATGTCTACAGCTGAACTTAAGAGGGATGTTAGGTTGTACGCTAAGAACGAACCAGAGGACTTCTTAGACACTCTAAACGATCCAATGCTTAAGCTACAGAACTTGGCATCAAAATTATTAGATGAGGGCTTATTAAGGCTTAAAAACAATAATAAAGATGTATACTTCAACTTAGGAGGTAACAAAAAGAAAATGCTGACACTTCCGTTTGGGGAGTCTCCAGTATATACGATTGCTTCATACTTTCAAACTGATGAAGGTATAGAGGTTATGACTATGCTAGAGAATAAGTTACAGGAGTAATATTAAATTACACATATAGAGTAGACCCCTTCAGAAACGGAGGGGTTTATTTATTTTTACTATCTTTGCATAAATTGTTATAGAGATGATAAACAGCGTAAGAAATACCGTACTAGCGGTAGCTAACAAACAAAACTTCGGATACATCACTCCCTTCGATTTTAACTTATATGCAAAGCAAGCACAGCTTGATATCTTTGAGGACTATTTCTATAGATACAGCCAGTGGATTACTAAGCAGAACGTTAGACAATCTGGAAGTGGTTACTCTGATCATGTAAAAAATATTGAGCAGGCTATAGATATATTCTCAACCATAAACACACCTGACGACACAAACGGACCAGTCTTTCCATTACCGAACGACTACTACCTATTAAATGTTGTTAGATATGGTAACACAGAGGTTGAGCGTGTTTCTAATAGTAAGCTACTACACCTTACATCTTCAAACTTGACAGCCCCGACAACAACATTCCCTGCATACGCAATGAATGGTACAGATATAACTGTGTATCCTAGTACAATAACTACTGGTGTAACGATACAGTATATTAGAAAACCATTAGACCCTAAGTGGACGTATGTTGCACTTGGTGCTGGTGATAGCGAACCTGTTTTTGATCAGTCAGCTACTGACTATCAAGACTTTGAACTTCCTCCAGAGGATGAACCATTATTGGTCGCTAAGATTTTACAGTACGCTGGTATCTCTATAAGAGAAAAAGACCTGTATGTTGGAGGTCAAAATGAAGAAGGTAAAGAAACTCAAAAACAAGGATAATGGCATACTTAACAGGATACGAATACTACGAAAATAATGGCAACCTACCAGAGGATGTAAACTGGGGGTCTTATCAATATGTGCCACTTACAGATATAGTTAACAACTTCATGTTGATGTATGTTGGAAACGACAAGCTTGTAAACAACGCTGAAAGATACAATGTATTGTTTCACGCAAAGAGAGGTATACAAGAACTTAACTACGATGCAATGAAGGAGACTAAGATAGTAGAACTTACTGTCTGTGACAACTTGAGAGTTGTTTTGCCTCCTGATTTTGTAAACTGGGTTAGAATATCACTATTTAAGGATGGAACATTGTTTCCACTGACCGAGAACGTACAAACAAACTTTGCACAAAGTTATCTTCAAGACAACGATTGTAGAGTTCTTTTTGATCAGGATGGTGACGTACTTATTGGAACATCTTTATTAGATGGAGCAAGATTAGATGGACTACAAAAAACACAATACCTAGGACAAGGAAAGTTCCACGGAAGCTTAGGATACAGCATTGATGGTCAATGGATATTTGACTTTTCTGTTGGTGGTAGATACGGAAGTAATTCTGAGACTGCAAACATAAACCCAACATTTAAGATTGACAAGGCTAGTGGTGTGATAAACTTTAGCTCACATATGACGGATGAGGTTGTAGTTATAGAGTACATATCAGATGGTATGGAAGGCGGAGACGATTCCAAGGTTAGTGTAAATAAACTATTTGAAGACTACATATATGCTTACATTAAGTATGCGATATTAAACTCTAAATTTGGTGTACAAGAATACATCGTGAACAGGGCTAGAAAGGACAAGAGTTCTTTGTTAAGAAATGCAAAGATCAGATTAAGTAACATTCACCCTGGGAGACTACTCATGAATATGAGAGGTCAAAATAAATGGATAAAGTAGTATGAAGGTAAATAAGAATTTTATTGGGTCCAGGATGAATAAATCCTTGGATGAGAGACTTTTAAAACCTGGTGAGTACATTGATGCGATGAACATTCGTATATCATCACCAGAGGGTGCAGAGGCAGGATCAGCTGAAAATGCTAAGGGTACTGAAAAGCTAGTTACATTAACTCATAATGGATTACCTCTTTCAAACCCTGTATGTATAGGCGCATTTGAAGATGGTGAAAACGAAACTATATACTGGTTTGTTACTAGTGATAATGTTGATATGATAGTATCATATAACGAAAACACTTCATCTTTAATTAAACACGTTGTCAGTACTACCGTTTTAAATTTTTCTAATCAAAACTTAGTAAATGGTATAAATTTAGTAGACGACCTATTATTCTTTACTGACAACTTTAATCAGCCAAGAAAGATAAATGTTACTAGAACATACCCTGTTCCAGTCTCTGGTGTTGATCAAATAACTGAAGACGATATATCAGTAATAGTAAAACCACCAGTTGAATCTCCTAGCTTAACTCTTTCTCTAAACAATACTAAGGAAAATTACTTAGAAGATAGGTTTATAAGGTTTGCTTATAGATATAAGTATATCGATGGAGAGTACTCGGCGTTGTCAGAATTTTCTGACCTTGGATTTAATCCTGTAGGGTTTAGATTAGACTTTGGTACTTTCGATAATATTGGAATGTTAAATAGGTTCAACGAAGCCCTTGTAACTATAAATACAGGAAGTAAAAACGTTGTTGGAGTTGACATATGTTTCAAGCAATCAAATTCTAACACAGTTAATGTTATAGAAAGATTTAATAAAGCTGATCAGGGATGGGCTGATAACATGTTGTATACTCTAACGTTTAACAACCAAAAAATATATACAGCTTTACAGGATTCTGAAATATTAAGATTGTTTGATAACGTTCCTAAACGTGCTAAAACTCAAACATCTATAGGTAACAGAATTATTTATGGTAACTATATTGACGGATACGACATTGATACTACAATAAGAATGACAGCTTTCGGTATTAGCGAAGAAGCTACCGATGACTTCATAGATACTGTAGACGATGATACTTCGTTTCAATTTTTACTTCAAGATACAGAACTAGTTGCAGGTAAGACAATATCAATAAATCTAAACCTTGTTAGTCAAGGTTTTACTGGTGCAACTTACCCTGGAAGTGAAAACGACTACAATGACAGTTGGGCATTTACGTTATTAAGAGATTATGATGATGCAGCTGATTTAGCTACAAGTCAAGAGTTTATAGATGCAATAGTACTTGGAGACACATTTGCAAATGCTGATCAAGGATATTCAATGACTGATAGGTTTTTTGCTAGTATAGTTGCTCAATCACCTTTTGACAAGATATCTACAGTAGACTCTAACAACGTAGACAATACAGGGTTTGCAATATCTCACACAACACACACAATAACAATAACTATACCAGGTGTTAAATATGAAGACCCAGCTAACCCAGGTGCTTTTGCTTACGAAACTTTTCATATAAGTTCTCCACAAGCAACTATATTTTCAGATAATCAAAGAAGAAGTTTCCATAGTAACAGAGATTACGAGGTAGGTATTGAATACTTAGATGAATACGGAAGAGCCTCTACTGCTTTAGTTAGTGAAAATAATACAGTATTCTTTGACGCATCAAAAAGCACAAAACAAAATAAGATACGGGTACAGTTAGATCATTTAGCCCCTAGTTGGGCTAGTAGATATAGGTTTGTTGTAAAACCTAGTAAAACAGATTATGAGACTATATACTCAACTTTTTGGATTCCATTAAATCAAGATGCATCTTATTGGATAAGACTTGAAGGAGATAATCAAACAAAAGCAAAGGTAGGTGACCTTCTTATTGTAAAGAAATATGGAGAATCCGCTGCTAGTTCATTGGTTAAAACAAAAATACTAGACCTAAAGGTACAGCCTCAAGGATTTATTAGTGGTGATTCTCAAGACGAAACAGAGCCAACAGGGCTTTACATGAGAATAAAACCCTCTGGATTTTCTATAGAAGAGCTTGATGATGATGATATTTTTGATAAATTTGACTCAAGAAAAACTAGTGGAGGACTTCACTTTTGTGTTTCAGAAGCAAACCCAGATCATGTCCCTGGATCAGGAACCCTTGAATTCAGACCTATAGCTATACCAGCTGGGACTAGAATAGAACTAATGTTTAGATCTTTTAGGTTTGGTAGTTATGACTATGACTATGCTTGGAAGGAGACTTATATTTCTAACTATGACTTCGATAGTCTTTATGACTTTATGAAGAATACCAATATTGATTTTTCAGATCCATATATTGATTCAGGGTATCTAGGAGGACCAGTCGGAGGAAACTCTCCAGGAGCAAACCATATAACATTTGTTGAATCACTAGGAAATGGAAATGATGTAATTCTAGGTGGTTTTGGTACCTTATCAACTCTTTCAGGTACAACAGGTATATCTCATGGTAAGTATTCTAAAGTTATTGATCCTGCTGGAGAAAATGTAGAGAGAGAGATGAAGGTTAGGTTCTATGAAGATGCTGCAACAGGGAGGTTGTGGATAACATCTGACTCGATGAACAATGGAACTGGTAGAAGACCAAACAGAAATGAGATGGGTGTTACTATAATTAAAGGAGGAGATCCTTTAGTTTTTGAAACAGAACCATTAGACAATGATAATGAGATATACTACCAAAGTCATAAGAGTTACCCTATAGTAAACAGAAACCACACTGGAAACGTAACAAACCAAAACGCATCATTAGGTATAGGTGCTGTTGTAGATTTAGAAATGTTTGATTGCTTTTCTTTTGGAAATGGGGTAGAGAGTTATAAAATTAGAGATGGAATCGCAAAGCCTGGTTTTAAATTAGGCGCAAGAGTTACATCTGTTTCAGAGCAGGATTACAAAGAAGCTCACAGACATGCAGACGTTACTTATAGTGGCGTATATAATGAGGAAACAAACATAAATAAGCTTAATGAGTTCAACTTAGGACTTGCTAACTTCAAGACACTTGAGCAATCATTTGGACCTATAAATGTACTTCATGGAAGACAAACAGATATATTGGTGCTTCAAGAAGACAAAGTGTCTTATGTATTAGCTGGTAAGAATATATTATCTGATGCAGTTGGAGGAGGAACCCTTGTATCTGTGCCAGAGGTTTTAGGACAACAAGTTTCTAGAGTAGAAGAGTATGGATGTTCTGATATTGAAAGCTTTGCTTCTTACGGAGGAAACGTATTCTTTACTGATGAAAAGAGAGGAGCTGTAATAAACTTGAAAGGCGGTAACAGAAGTGAACAGCTAAACGTAATATCAAGTCTCGGTATGAGATCTTGGTTTAGAGATAGGTTTATAGAGAATAAAAACAATATAAAGTTAGGTTGTTACGATCCATATATGGGAGAGTACGTATTAACATTTACAGATTCAACATACACTCAAAGCCTTGACACTTTAGAATGTGGAACAGAAATAACTCAATATGGAAGCAATACAGCTACTACATTTAATGTTGACTTAGGTTCTGCAATAGGAACAAGCACAATCACTTACGATGTTTCAGAAGGTTCTGCTGTAATAAGTGTTGTATATGCATCATCAACAGTTGTAAACCAAACCATAACTGGAAGTGGAACTATAGATTTTGTTAAGTCAGATATTGAGACAGAACTATGTACGGTGACTATAACACCTACAAATGCAACGTTTAGTCTTTCAGTAGGATGTGTTACTGATGAATCTTTAACTATATTTAGGATTGTTAAGAATACAGGAGATATGGCAGGGCTTACTGCTACTCACGATTCAAGATGGGTATCACCTGGTCCATTCTCAACTATTACACCACCTATAACAATACCTGTTACATTTTTAGATGGACCAGTTTCTCAGTGGCATGAAAGTGTTGGATTAGCTGGATATGGTCAATTCCCAACAGACGGATCTACCATAAGAATGCGTCACATTGGCGGTGGAGGTACAGCAGAGTGGGAGTTTGATAGATTCAAATATTTAGTGTCTGATACCTTGTATACTCAAGATGAGATAGATACGTTAATGCCTCTATTAAATACGGCTGGTGAGATAGAAACATCTATAACAGCAATACCTGGAGACACATACGAGGCAGAGTTTACATATTCAAACCCTAATGGACATAGATATTTATACCTTGTATGGGATTACGTAGAACCAGAAATAGAGTGTAATGCTGTTTCAAGCACATACAACGTTGATGGTATAGGTAGGTACGAGACGATTGTTAATATGCCTAATGTTATAGGGGATGTTACATTTACATTTGATGTGGGTGATAAGCCTGCTAGAATTTACTTGACATACCTAGGGGATATTGTAGCTGACTCGCTATTTATAGGTGATGACTTACCAGATGCAACTCTTGAGTCTGAAATAACATCTATAACTGGTTCGATACAGTCTTACGATTATATTGGAAACGGTCAGTTCGGAGAAACTTATCTTGTATACCCTACTTACACGTCTTCAGATATAGCAGTTTCTGATGGATCAGAGACAAGAGCTAATGGTTCTGGAACAGGACAAGTAGGTGTGGTTGCGGACTATCCATCTTCAACAGCATTGGCATCTGACGGACAAATAAAATTAACATTCTTTAAGAATGCAACAACAGACTTAGACAATCCTTACGAGCCTGCTAATCAGGTTAAGGTGGTTATATATTCAGTTAACTCAGGTGCAAACACTTGGAACATGACAACAGGGTGTCCTGTAGAATTACCTGACTCATCACAACCTGGTGTGACAGACTTTGTTTGTTCTAACACTACAGTAAATTCAGGTAATAATGGTAAGGCTTTATATAATATAGACGCAGAGGTAGGCACTGGAGAAGGTGCTGTCGTGGTTACTGTTAGTCCTGATTCCTACAACAGAGAGCTTGCTATGAAGGCTGAGAAGGGATCACAAGTATATAACGATGTTGTTAGTAGTTTTGACGGATTCCATTCAGCTTCAAATTACAATGACTATACAGCTGTAGGAAATAATACTTTATCTAATATGACAGCTGGAGAACTTACTTGGGATGGATCAGCGTTTACCGCTACTGGAAACACTGAATCTGTAACACTACAGTCTAGCTTGTCTAGTTTTCCTCCAGCGTGTGCTAGCTCTCCTACATATACAATGGTAATACCTAAGACAGAAACAAACATAACATCCATAAACTTAAAAGTACTTGCTTTTGATGATATTAACATTACAGTTAAGTGTCCTGCGCATTTAACTGGAATTAGAGTTAAAGGACCTTATGGATCTCCTTTAGATGCCGTTAACGGAAACTTAGATTCTTTCTTCGCATACAAAACAAATGTAGGAAGTAAGCTAGGATATACTTTCAATGGAAACGCTAATAACATACTTCACAATGAGCAGTTGTTTACAGATCCTTTCGGGCAAAGTAAACTTGGTTCTGGGTGGTATTACACAGAATTTATATGGAAAGATACTTTATGGGGAGCAGGAAGCAACTTAAATAGTGTGTTCTATGTAGACAATGATGGCGTTACACAATATTACGACGATGATGGATCTCCTTGTGATGGAGTTATAGAACCTTAAAAAATATTTAACATGAAAGAAAAACTAATAGTATTTATTTTTATTTTTACATTAACCTTATCATGCGGATCCTCAAAAACCTCATATAATTCTTATGAAACAAAAACAGAGGTTAAAAGCGGTGAAAACGACCCTGTTATGAAGTTATTGGCTTCAGCATTGGTTATACTTACTATTAATTTTTTAGCGACTAAATAAAAAAAATGGCACATACATTAACATATAGTGAATCAGTAAAGGGGTGGCCTTCGTTCTACTCCTTCTATCCAGAGATGATGGTAGGGATGAATAACTACTTTTATTCCTTTAAAGGTGGAAACCTATACAGACACAATACAGGGTCTCAGAGAAATACGTACTACGATGCTTTAACACCTGATGCTTCAACAATAACTGGTGTGATCAATGACTCTCCTTCTACGGTGAAGAAGTTTAAAACCATAAGCTTAGAAGGAACGGCCGCATGGGATTGTACGGTTACAAGTGATCTAGAGAGTGGATACATAGATTCTACTTGGTTTTCACTAAAGGAAGGTGACTACTACGGATTTATAAGAAGAAACCAAGACGACAACGTATTTGAAGCTAGATCCGCACAGGGTATAGGTAGTGTTGATACTGTAGACTCATCCGTTACAACTGCGGTAGAGTTAAATTTTACATTCACTATAACCTCTATGATAAGTGTTGGAGATAAGGTATATAAGATAGTAGGTGGAAGCCCAACAGTTGTTGGTCTCATAACATCTATATCTGGATCTCAGATCGTTGTAGATGCAGATGCATCAGGGATCATACCTGTTGCAGGTGACTATTTGTTCTGTGTAAAAGACAATAAAGCAGAGTCATACGGAACCACTGGATATTTCTTAAAATACACGCTATCTAATACATCATCTAATTTTGTAGAGTTATTCGGTATTGGATCCAGTTTATTCAAGAGTTTTCCATAAATTTTTGTATATTTGCACTTATAATCATTAATAAATAAACTATGTCAGTAACAGGAGCAGCAGGAGCAGCAGGTGCAGCAGGTGGAGGGTTAGGAGCAGCATTAGGACCTATAGGCATTGGTCTTCAGGTTTTAGGTGCTGGATTCAGCATATTCCAAGGTATACAAGCTAAGAAAGAAGCTAAAAGAGCCGAGAGGAGAGCTAAAGAAAGAGTTTTAAAGGCTGAGAGAGCAATTTCAAAGGTTGAGACAGAAGGTATACAAGTCCCCTTGGAAGCATACGAAATACAAACACAAAGTTTAATGGCAGCTCAAGAAGCGGCACTACAAGGCATGAGAGAGTCAGGTCAAAGAGCACTTCAAGGAGGAGTCCAGAGACTTCAACAAGGAACTACAGCAGCTTTTGAAAAGCAAAGACAAGGGATGGCAAAGGACATCTATGGAAGAGATGTGATGATTGCTAAAGAAAAAATTGATGATTCTAAGTCACTAGCAGGAATTAACTTAAAAGTAGCCGAAGGAGAAACAGCAAAAGCACAAGACCTTAATCAGATGGGTGCTATGCAAATAACATCTGGTGTAAAAGGAGTTTTAGGTGCTGGAGCAAAAATATTTGAAGGCAGTGATCTGTTTTCTAAAAGACAAGGAGAGTTAGCTGGAGGACAAAAAGCATTAGAACTACAAGCCGCAGGAGGCATGGATCTAGGACCAGGTGTCACAAATGCAAGACAAGCTCGTAGAGCAATGCAGGATATGGGATACACTGGTGAACAAATTGCTGGATTAGGTATGGGAATAGTACCATTTACTCCACAGCAAATGGCAGGTTTACAATCAATAGGATTTTAATAAGACATGAGTTACGGATATAAAAGAAGTACCACAGAACAACTACAGAACTCTGTAATTGACTGGGCTGGGATAACTAAAAATGTTTCTGATAGGATAATCAAGGAGCAAGATAGAAGAGAGAACCTGAAGGCTGAGTTAGAAACAACTTACAACAATCAGTTAGATGCTCTTAATGACTATCAGCAAGGATTAGACGTAGAGGCTAATGCCTTTATGATGCAACAGGTTCAAAACCACAAAGCTTTCTTGAAACAAAACCATGACCTTATGAAGGCTGGTCTAAGATCCGTTAACGACAACAAACTTATACAAACTAACGTAAGCAATACCTGGAAGAGATTAAACTCTGCAATGAAGGGACACCAAGAGGCATTCAAGAAGTTTTCAGAGAGTGGTAAAACAGGAGACTTGGCATTGGCCGAGTTTTTGGCTGATAGTATAAACGTTAAGGACAAGCAAATATATTTATCTGAAACTGGTGAGGGATACCTCGCAGCAGTAGATGATAAGGGTGTTATAGACAAGAGTAGCCTACAGGCTATTAGATCTATAGAGCAGGTACAGGCATCAGAATGGGATTCTATAGATGTTAATGCGGCTGTACTTAAAGACGCAGCTGGAGCTGCCGTATGGAAGGAAGCTTTTTCATCAACATTTGATGTAGAAAATGTTAGAAATAATCCTGCATTTAAGGAGTGGAAGGAAAACACCATAACAAAGTCTCTAAACAACGATCAAAGATTATTCTCTGTACTTACAGACTACATGGGATACGACTATACATACAATCCAGACGAGGTTGATGAGAATACTGTACTGTTGAAGAAAGACAAGAATAACGGATTCCCTACACCTGAACTTACTCCAGAGCAAAAGAAGAAAGCAAGAGATGCGTATGGTAACGCACTAGAGATGGCTCTAGGTAAGAAAGAAGATAAGCAATATGTTGCGCCTACTCAGACTGACTATAAGAGAAGTGATGCTAAGAAATCTAAGGAAGCTACATTTAATACTATTATAGCGGCTCTTCAAGGAGATCAGGACAAATTCAAGACTATATTCGATCCATATGAGCAGGCTAGAGCTACGGTAAGTGAAGACAAACTTAGTATACTAGGCAAGGATCCTATAGACATTAAAACTGGTACTACTATCAGTGGAGCTGGTGGAAGAATCGCTGCTCAATTAGGATTTAGTGCAGAAGAGTTTGAGAAGTATGTAGCCAATAGAAAATTATCAGGAGTAGAGATAGATCCTAAAGTAAGAAGTTTTGAATCGTTTGACACAACAAAAGATCTTAATGTAAGGACAGAGACTAACGTTCAGAAATTAAATAAAGCCCTTGTGTTTGATATTGATAACAATGAAATAACTCTACCTCAAACAGATCCTGAAGGGTTGAAACAGATCTCTAGATCTTTTGCTAACAAATTAATGGGTATTTCTGTTGGAACAGGTATCCCTACATCTGTAGATGATACAGGTAATGTTACAATTGGAACTGTAGTTATACGTGATGGTATAAACGACATACAAGGGGTTCTTGAAGAACTTCAAAGACAGGTAAGCGCTGGAGGGATTAAAAGTACAGACGGAATGTACGGGAATAAAGGACAGTAAAATTTATGGATAAATTAGAACAACTACACCAACTTTTACAGTCTAAAGGTTTAGACAATAAAACATTTGAAGAGTTTAAAGCAAACTTTGGAGACAACCCAGAAAAGCAAAAACAGCTTCATTCGTTTCTTGTGTCTAAGCAAATGGACAACAAGTCATTTGAAGAGTTTCAGTCAAACTTCTTTACTCCTTTAAAAAAAAAAGAAGATTCTACTTTGGAAACGGAAACTACGGATGGGTTACCGACTCCTACATCCTTGGATTCTTCAGAAAAAACCGATGAGGAAGAAGCTTTTAAGACTTTCTTAAGAGTAAATTATCCAGAATTAAACACAGAATACACCTCACTTCAAGAAGAGTTAGGCACGCTTCCCATGATATCTAATAGATCTGGTCAAGTTCAAAAAAGAATTGACGAGATCAAATCTTACGTAAACCAAAGTGTAGAAGACGCCTCTCAATTAGGCCCTAACATATATGCGCAAGATTATATAAACAATAGACTAAAAGTCAATGAGATTAAGTCAAACCTTTTTGAGATAGAAAAAAAGTACGATGAAGTTTCTAAAAGAACAGACCTTTCATTTGAAGAATTAATATCAAACGATGGTACTTATCAAGACCTTAAAAACCAACAAGGTTTATATGAATCTTTTAACGAAGACTACGATAAGGCATTAGAGGATATATCAAAAGATACAGGCGGTAAAACAGGGACAAAAGATTTCATGCATACAATAACAGGCCTATTTAATATAGACACTGAAAATGCTACCGAGATAACCAAAATGGAGGAGGAGCTTAGACTAGAGATACTTAAAAATCTAGGTTCTGACAAAGAAATGCAAAAGGCTGCTGGAGGGTATATGACTCTAGAAGAAAAAGAAGAGATTATAGCTATGTCTAAGATGTCTTTGTTTTCAAGAAAATATCAAGATGCTCAGAAAGTTTTAGATAATCCAGACGCAACAACAGAGGAAAAAGTACAGGCAAGAAATGAATTGTCAAATTCTTTTTTAGATCTAGGTATAAGTATCACTGATGGAAAGATGAACGTCAGTCCTGCGTTTAAGAAGACAATAGAAAGCAAGAAGTTCAAGGAAATGGCTAGTGAAAATCCAATCCTAGACACTATTAGTACTTTTGTAGGCGCTGCAACAAAGCTTGCTCTTCAACGTTTTGTACAGTTTCCAGCTGAAATTATGGCCGCTGGTATGAATTATTTCTTTTATGAAGATGATGAGTATTCACCAGCCGATGCTTTTATAGATTCATTCTCAAGATTTACAAACTTTAACTATGTTCCATCAAGTGAAGAGAAAGGTTTACTTGTAAATGAAAACGGAGAGTTTGAATTTAGCGGATATGGAGCTGCTAAAGGTGTTGCAGAAGCTTTACCTTTTACTCTTGGATTATTAGCTGGAATGAAGAGTGGGAAGTTCAAGTTACCTAAAAACAACATGATAACAAAAATGTTTAGTAGGTACAAGAATCCTCAAAAACAATACGAAAGATACAAGCTTGTGACAGAGTCTTATAAGCTAGCGTTATCAGGAAGCATGGAGGAAGCTAGAGACTTAGGATTAGATAAAGGAGATGCCGTATTATACGGTAACAGTGTGGCTTTGATGGAAGGTGTAACAGGACTTATAATGCCAGATACTAAATACTTTAAAACTGTAGCTGGTAAGGGTGCATTAAAATCATTTAAAGATAACTTAAAAAAGGCAGCGAGCAAAAAAGCTAGATATAAAGCCATACAAGAATTCTTTACAAACATTGGAAAAGAAATAGGTGAAGAAGAGGCTATGCTTGCGTATCAAGATATTGCAAAAACAGTAGCATTAACTGATCATGAGCTTTTCTCTGATATTACAGATATAGCACAACAAAAACAATTACTAACTGTTACGGTTGGTCTTTCTGGATCTTTAGGAGCTGTTAAAATCCCTTCGAGTATAAAGCAGAACAGAAAAAAAATATACAACGACATTAAGGCAAATGCAGATGTTTTATCTGCAATGATATCTGATGAGATTGATATGTTTCCAGAGAAAAAAGAAGACCTAACAAAGGTTAATAACTATATAGCTAATGTAAAAAAGGCTGTAGAAACATCACCAGAAAATGTTACACCTGAACAAATAGAGCTTCTTACACAAAAGATAGAGTTACAAAAAGAAATGGAATCTGTAGACGATTCGTTTAAAGGTCCAATACAAGATAAAATAGATAACATAAATAAACAAATAGCAGATGCCGTTCAAGAGCAAGAAACAAGAGATATACCTGATGATAAACCAGCCGAAGGTGTACAAGAAGTGGAAGAAGAAGTACGGGTCGCTCCTGAAGAAGAAGCGGAAGTAGAGACTACGACCACTAAGGAGGGTGAGATAGAATTATTTCACTCTACCTCAGAGAATTTTACAGATTTTAATGTTATGGGGATGACAGATGGAAAAGTTGAGTCTCCACTTAATGAATTAGGTATTCATTTAGGAACTAAAGAACAAGCTCAAAATAGAGCTAAAACAAAAAATATACCTGAGAATAAACAGAGATTAATAAAGGTTAAAATAAATCCTAAAAATGTTGTTAGAGTTGACGATGTAGGTAGATGGACTCTTTCAAAATATAGAAACATACTACAAAAATTAGGATTGGTATCTGAAGAAAGAGGTGTTGCTAAAAAAGAAATAAAATCTTTTGATGACGTATTAAGAGTTTTAAAAGAAAATAATATTGACGCATTTGTTTATAAAAATAAGTTTGAAGGCAAGGGGGATTCTTATATTGTTTTTGATAATGAGTCTTTAACACAAACAGAGGTAACTGAAGAAGAAGCGGAAGTAGAGACTACGCAAAAGGTAGAGCCACTTAAGACTACTAAGCCTAATAAAAAGTTAAAGGACGCTTTTGATAATAATACCATAAGTGAAGAAGACTTAGAGGCGATGACTCTTTATGCATTAAATAAGAAGCAAAATAAAAAGAGATTAACCCCATTTGAGAAAAGAATTCTAGAGGCAACTTCTGTAGAAAGAGCTGATCAAATAGCAGATCTTCAAATAAAATTAGAAGACAATATAAAGGCACAGAGGAAAGAGTTTGATGATATCAGGGCTCAGAAGATAAAAGAAACAGAGGTTGAGGAAAAAGTTGATCCAGTAGTTCAAGAGTATCTTGATGAGCTTAACAAATACAGAAGAGCCAAAACTAAAAATGCTTACGATCTAGATGAGAAAAAGATCACACAAGAGCAGTATGAGGCTGAAAATAAAAGGCTAAACCAAGAGTTAACTGCAACTCAAAAACGCCTTAAAATGAACAATAAAAAAGCAGGTATAGATACAAGAAATGAGGATTGGAACAAAAAGATTAAAGAAAATCTTCCAGAATCAAACATAAGCACATCTGAAGATCTCAATAAAAAACTAGAAGAAGGAACTTGGGGTATGCTAACTGCTGAAAATCCTAACGCAGATATTGTAACGGATAAGCAAAATGAAAATGCTAATAAAAGAGCAGAAAAATGGCTCAAATCAAAAGGCTACTCATTTACTAAAATTTTCGGTAAATACGGTAATTCAGAGCAATCTTACTTAGTGGATGGATTGACACGTGAAGATGCTATTGAGTTC